CGTAAAGCTGTAGATATAACTGAAATACCTTGGGCCTCTTCAGTTACTGATTTAGAACGATTCCAAACCATCAACATTTTTTCAATTGAATCATGATCTAAAGGTGCAACCATGCACCCAAGACTTTCTTCAAATCTCCATGTTCTTTTCAAAAAAGAAGCATCTTTTATATTTATAAAAGGAACACTTTAGCTTCTTTATCAGCCATGGTATAAATAATATCCAAGGATGCGAACATATCCGCTATCGCAGTGTGATTAAACCATCTAGCTTTATCGTGCACAGACATAATATTATCATCACCATAAGTCATAAGACTCACATTCTTCTTAAAATCTACCAATGACTTGTCCGGACTTAACATATAATATACATAACGCATACGAATACTATTAACAATACCATTCAATATAACCGTAAGTGGATTACCAGACGGATTAGATCCATATAATTGCACCAAATCACCATTGTAATCCACGACAGCAAATGCTGTATCTTCTGCTATGCATCTTACTATTTGTATGTCTTCCTCAGTATAATTACCAGATAATTTGAGAAAAAATATAATAATATCGAAAGCTAATAAAATTTCCTTTGGACTCATTTTCTTATCAAAAGCTTTATAATCACCAGCAACTATATTATCTTCACCATGTTTAACAACATAATCATACATCTCTTGCCATTCAACAGATTGGGCAATAGTACCAGGTGCAGCCTCAAAGGCTAATCTCTCATTTTGCAAGAGACGTGTAAAACACAATAAATACTTGCGAACAACAATAGTCCAATCAAATGGAGCTCCAGTGAATACACGAGTTTTACCTACTTTAGCTTTTTCAAATGAGACGGGTTCATCCTTTAAGTGAGCACAGAAATTTGGATGAGCCTGTTCATTATTACGATACGTCATGATGATATCATCCACTCTATTCATAATTTCATCATCCACTTTAACCGGATCCAACATACCATGAGCTGGTGGTACAGTTTCCATAAAAAATTTTTTACTCATTTTCCACGGATTACCAGCACTAGTATTACGATTTATCTTGTCAATGTAAGCCACTTGAGCTCCATTTATAGCCGTAAAATCATCTAAAATGTGTAACATATCTTTTATTTTAGTTTCATCTATATTACTGAGAACATCTTGTATATAACCCTGAGCACAATACTCCAGGATACCCGTGT